TTATGTTGTTTTAAGTGGAGACCCTGTTATTATATCCTTAACAGTACATGCAATTTTAACTGAATATGGCTATTTAAGAGTTTTAAAGTGGCACTCTATAGACAGAATGTATGTACCAATAGTACTTTCAAATAATACTTGACATATTAACGGCTAACCTTTAATATTTTATTTAGAGATTAAAAGAGAGGTGCTAGATGGAAAATAAAATAACGGAAAGAGAAAGTATTAAAGATCTTAGCGAGCAGATAACAAGACTTGTCTCTAGTTTGTCTAAGTTTCTTATTGATTTAGGATATGGGAAATTAGACGAGTTGAGCATAAACGAACTTGCAGAGCTTCAAAAAGTAATAAAAGAGGATATTGAAGCTATTAAAACGGTGGAAACAACGCTAGGTAAATACTTTGACATCATTAGAAAAACTAAACTTCCAGAGCTCATGCATGAGCAAGATATTAAAGGTATTGCGATTGCAGGAGTTGGTCGCGTATCTTTGGTTGATGATATATATGCATCGATCAAAAAAGATCAGCAATCAGAAGCGCAACAATGGTTAGATGACCACGGGCACGGTGATCTCATTAGAGAAACGGTACACCCGTCAAGCCTGAAAGCGTTACTGAAATCTAAATTAAAGGAAGGTGAAGAGATACCAGAAGATTTATTCAAAGTGACACCGTACACTTACAGCAAAATATTAACAGAAAAACCAACTAAATAAAAAACTAAAGGATTAAAAAAATGAAAGAAAAAGAAACAAGTTTAGAAATAGCAAATACAGAGGTACCGGCCTTTTTAAAAGACAAAATTAATGAACCGGGCAGAGGAAACGAAAACGTATCAGTAGATGACATGACAGTGCCACGATTAGAGCTTATTCAAAACATGTCACCTTGCCGAAACAAAAAAGAGCCGTCCTATATTGAAGGTGCCGAAGAAGGGATGTTATATAACAATGTAACTAGAGAGCTTTACGGAGAAGAAGTATATATGATTTTTGGTGCCTTTAAAGTTGAGTACCTATTGTGGAAAGACAGAAAGCAAGGAGGCGGTTTTTTTGGCGCATACCCCACTATGGAAGAAGCAAAAGGAGCTATAGATGCCTTAGGTTCTGATGGTGTAGGTGTTGAAGCACAAAAGACACACCAGCATTATGGTTTAATTATTGACAAGGAAACAGGAAGATTGCAACCTATCCTTTTATCTATGTCACGAACTAAAGAGAAGGTTTCAAAGCGTTTAAATAGTGTCATTAAAATGCAAGGTGGCGATAGATTTAGCCGTATTTTTAAAGTGTTTACAGTTCAAGAGCAGAATAAATCAGGTGACAGTTATTACAACCTAAATTTTAAATTCCAAGGTTTTGTGAATGAACCGCAGTACATTGAAGCTGAAAAGATTTACAACATGGCAAAATCGGGACAGTTACAAGCTAGTCAAGATTATGATGACAGCAAAAGCACTTTTGAAGAATCAGAAGAGTTTTAGTTAATCCGGGGCGTTAGCCCTGGTATATTGTTTTAATATTGAGGCAATATACCAAGGTTAATAGCATTAAAAGGAGAGACATACTAGCATGGAAAGACACGTTATATATGGGCCACCGGGAACAGGTAAAAGCACTGAAATTATAAGACGCGTTAAAGAGTATGTTAATAGTGACCATTTTAAACCTGAAGAAATAGGATTATGTTCATACACTAAAGCGGCTGCTACTGTTCTAAAAGAGAGATGTAATATTGATTCAAAATGGGTGGGAACCCTACACAGTTTGGCTTTTAAATTGTCAAAGTGTATATATTCTCAAACAATCAATCACCGTAAGTTGAAAGAGTTTTCAAAACTTTCAGGAATAGCATTTACAGGGGCTAACCCTGATGAAGCAGAGCAAGAATTATCTAACGGTGACTATTATTTGGCGTTATACGGTTTTCATCATGCTAGTTTAGGTAAGGAATATATGAATACTTACGATTGTTCAGATAGGCCGGGTTGTAGGGATGAATTTAAATTTTTTGTGGATGCGTATACCGCATGGAAGAAATCAACAGGGTTTATAGATTTTAATGATATGCTTATTAAAGCATTGCATTCTGATAATCCACCTATTGAAGTACTCTTTATAGACGAAGCACAGGACTTAAGCCCGCTACAATGGGCACTGGTCAATAGGTGGTCCCAAACAATACCTATTATACATATAGCCGGGGATGACGACCAAGCAATATATCAATGGGCGGGCGCTGATCCTAAAGGCATGCTTTATTTTGAAAAGAAACATGACGCAAAGCGAACTATTTTAAATCAATCTTTTAGAATACCGGTAGAAATACATAAAAAGGCAAGTGATGTTATATCAAACGTGTCGGAGAGAGTGGACAAAGAGTATAAACCTAAAGAGGCTAAAGGAAACATTGAATATTATTCAGGTATTGAATGTATTGTTGATTTAGAGCCGGATGAAGATGTATTGATACTATACCGAAATCATAGCCTTAGAGAAGACGTTGAAGATTTTCTAATATCTAAAGGGTACCCATATATAACAGATAATGGAAAGCCCGGACTATGCCAAGGTTGGTATTGGAAGCTTTTAACACTTTTTAATAGGATTAAAAAAGTTGGTGTTGATAACTATGGTCTTACTTCGGAAGAGAATAAAATTCTTGTTCAGGGTTTACATGAGCATCTAATTAAAAAACTAGGTACCTCTAAAGCAAAAGATATTTTTGAATGTCCGTGGCAGGAAGTATTAAACATACCTGCGGATAAACGACTATATTTTGAGCAGATAGAGTGTAATCACACAGATTTCAATATTAAACCTACCATACACTTGAGTACTATACACGGATCTAAAGGGCGTGAAGCTGATAGAATTATATTGATGAACGGTTTAGGTTCACTTTCAGCGCAGAAATTTTATAGTGGAGATACTGATGGAGAGGCTAGAGTGTTCTATGTTGCCGTCACAAGAGCCAAAAAAAGATTGGACATTGTGCAGGCAGATAATAGCATAGGTTGGTTATGACCAAACCGAATATAGAAGAGCTGGACTTAATTTTTATATTGACCCTATATTTTTTATTTGTTGGGTATGTCATGGGGAAAGTTTTTGACATATTAAAAGATATTCTTTAATATAGTCTTTAGAGATTAGGAGACAATAAAAACATGAAAAAGTTTAGTAGATATCCTTACGTAGCAGTTGACGTTGAGACGTATGGCCTAAAATGGTGGCTACCTAATGAGGGTATATTTGGAATAGCTATATCATACCCGGATGGTACAGACTACTATTTTGATCTTAGAAGGCAGCCCGAGGGCTTAGCTTGGTTAAGGGATCAAAAGCCAAATAAGGTCGTTAATCATAACATGAAGTTTGACTTACATATGTTATGGAGTGCGGGCGTTAAGTGGAACCCTGAAATATGTGATTGTACTATGGTTCGAGCTAGTTTAATAAATGAGCATTTGATGAGCTATAGTTTGGATAATCTAGCAAGGAAGTATCTTAACGCTAAGAAAGTAGATGACATATACGAGCATTTAGCGGATGAGTTTGGCGGCCCTGTTAATCGCAAGACACAGATGAAAAATTTATATCGTGCCGACCCAAAACTTGTCGCTAAGTATGCAAAAAAAGACACGCGCTTAGCTCTTGAGCTGTGGGAATGGCAAGAAGACGAGATCAACAGACAAGAGATACATGATATTGTTAAATTAGAACAACGTTTATTTCCTGCAGTATTTGACATGGAAAGGCGTGGAGTTAGGGTTAAAACATCACTAGCTCATGACTCGGTTGATAAACTAACAATAGAGATTGAACGCACACAGAAAATACTTAACAGTGAAGCGGGTTTTAAGTGCAATCCTAATCCATCCGGTGACATACATAAGTTATTTAATCCAAAGCAACGTAGTGACGGTATTTGGGTAGCATGTGACGGGACAGAGCTACCTAGTACACCGGCAGGAAAGGCGAGCATAAGCACTGAGGTATTAAGGAGCATGAGACACCCTGCGGCCGCTCATATCGTTAAAATACGTAAATGGTTAAGATGTCGGGATACGTTTTTAAAAGGTCACGTGTTAGGACATGAACATAATGGCCTTTTACACCCTAATATTAACCAGGTTAAAGGTGACCATGGCGGGACAGGAACAGGACGTTTTAGCTATACACAGCCAGCGTTGCAACAAATACCCGCAAGAGACAAAGATATTGCGAATATAATGCGGCCTATATTCATACCGGATGAGGGGTCACTTTGGGGTTGTTGGGACTATGAGCAATTTGAGTTTAGAATGTTTAGCCACTATGTTAATGATCCTGACATTATAGAGATGTATCAGAAAAACCCAAAAATAGACTATCATCAAATGGTTTCGGATTTGACAGGATTACCAAGAAATGCACCTGTATCAGGGGGCGCAAACGCTAAGCAACTCAATTTAGCCATGATATATGATATGGGAGAGGCGAGCATTGCTAATATGCTTGATTTACCTTTAGAGGAAGAGCTACACACCTTCACAGGAAAAGACGGGAAAGAGGTCACATACAGGAAAGCGGGTTTTGAAACAAAAGCAATAATAGAGAAGTACCACGAAGCTATTCCAGGCGTTCAAACATTGTATGAAAAGGTAAAAAGCGTTGCACGATCAAGAGGGTATGTAAAAAGTATAGCCGGGCGTCATATGCGATACCCTAAAGGATACGGATTGCATAAAGCAAAAGCCATACTATGCCAAGGATCTAGCGCGGACTGTATGAAACAAAAGATAATTGAATTATATGATTACTTCCAATCAGAACAACCAGAATGCCGCATGTATTTATCTGTGCATGATGAGATTAATTTGGGAATACCTAAAAAACATTCTAAACTATTAAAGGTGATAAGGGATGTCACAAGGATATTAGAGCGTTTTGATGGTAGCGTGTGTCCAATATATTTAAGGGTACCTATCAAAACTGATTTCGGTATAGGTTACAATTGGGGGCATGCCTCAGGTAAAGGAGGTTAAAAGATAATGTATGAAGCAATGTTAATATACATAGGCGGGCTATCTCGCTGACCTCCTTTGCCTAGTTCGATCATTTTGCTGGCGTCAGCAAAATGATGCTCTACCTCTTGCTTAGTTTTTAGTCTATATGCAGGTAAAGTAACAGAAGAAGAAATCAGAGATATGCTAATATCTTCTCTAATTTGGCCAATCTCTTTAATATTAGTTTTACTGTATCCAATATTAAAGAAATATTGCAACAAGGATTGAAAAAGAATAGTGTCTAGGGTATTATAAAATAAGAATTTAAGAGAGGAGAGAAGAATGCCAAGAGCTGTAGAAGTAAAACCTTGTAGAGTGTGTGGGGATAATGATATTAACTACCCTCCATCACGATTAAAAAAGAAAGATTGGATATGCACACCATGTTCAAACGGTAAGCGTAAAGAGTGGTGGGCTAGGTATCGTGCCAAGAAACGTGAACTTGCTAACTACGAGAGAACAGGTAATGAGAAAGCTGTATTAGAAGCACAACTTGAATTTTTAGATGTGATGGACGATAAGCCGGAATGTTCTTTTTGTTTTCGTAAATTAACCGCTACACGTCGATCTAAGGACTATGGAAAGCCATTGATGTGGCAATGTTTACCTTGCAATGATTTGATAATTGCGAAAGTATTATAATATGAAAAAAATATCTTTGTCTTGTCAATTACCTTTAAATCTTCAAACAAAAGAACTAAGAGAAAAATATAAGTTGAAAGGTGCAAAAACTTTTCCCGTTTACAAATTAAGAACAACAATAAAGAAGAAAAAAGAAAATGAAACCCGAAGCTAAACTGTCTTTAGAGTGGAATATGTTAATGAATAGACTTCCAAATATGGACGGTCACGAGAGCATAGAGAACACATCGAATACAGGAACACCGGACAAAGCTTTTACCATTTCGGGTATTAATGGCTGGGCTGAGTTGAAAGTGGCAAAAGAGCCAAAAAAAGATTCAACGTATATCAAGCTACCACATTGGAGCAAAATACAAAGATTATGGATGAAAAGGAGGTTAACAAGTTCGACAGTGTTTTTAGTACTACGTGTTGGAATATGGGATTACATATTGGACACCCACAACATGTTTAATATTGAAAATATACCATACGGAGATTTAAAAAAGCACATATGGAAAGTACAAATAGGTGAGCATTATTTTTGGAATGCAGCGAACCTTTTACTTTTTAGTAATAAACTTAGGGGGCAAGATATTTTAAAAACGGAGATAAACGAAAATGAATATTAAAAATATGACAGGTACATTCAGTAAAAAATTAACACTTTCAATAACAAGCGTTATTTTCATTATTTTAACCGAATGGGCCGGTGTTGATATTGGATTTGAAAAACTGATGGGAATAGTATCTATTGTTGTATCTTATCTTATTGGACAGTCTTTTATTGATGCAAAAAAGAAAGATTAAAAATGAAAATTAAATTATATCAATTATTCAATAGTATTGAGGCTTTAAATGTATTACGGACTTGCAAGATGGACACATTAAAAGCATATCAACTTAGAAAGCTATACAATGAAATTAAACCCGAGATAGATATTATTGGAGAAGTTAGACAGGAACTTATCAAAAAACATAAGTTGATTACAAAAAACGGTAATTATATCGTCACAAGCGATTTTGCTAGAGATTTTTCTACCTTGCTTGATAAAGAAGTCGAATTAAAAGAACTAAAAAAAAGCATGCTTAATATAGAAGACATTGCGGAAAATAAGTTAGAGTTAAAAGTACTTGATGAGTTAGCATGGTTGATAAAATAATTGACACTGAGTAGTGTCTAGGGTATAATATTAATGTACTCAGGTCGATTTCCCCTTTTAGCCTGAGTACAACAAATAGAGAGAAGAAATAAATGCATAAATTAGAGCCAATGCACCCGGGAAAAATATTATTAGAAGATTTTATTAAAAAAAATAATATAAGCGTCAATCGTTTATCTAATGACATTAATCAGCCTTGTGATTTAATAAATCAGGTTATAGATGGAAAAAGTTATATGCCTTTAAGAATGATGATATCTTTAGGTGAACACTTTTTAACGGGTACTATTTTTTGGCTTGATCTTCAAAAGAACTATAAAAGAAAAAAACTAAATAAAGAAAATGAAATTAAGTGTTGACAAATTAAAGGGTATCCGTTAATATAGACTTAGAGATTAAGAGATTAAGAGATTAAGAGATAAGGAGAAAAAAAATGGATATAAAAGAATTAAAGGAAATACTAAAACAACATAAGATATGGATGAGTCATGAGCATACTATATGGATGACTTATCAGGACAGGTTAAGGTTTCAATCTGAGGGTGGAAAAGGAAAAAAAGCTGATTTAAAAGGTGCTAACTTAAAAAATGTTAACTTATGTGGTGTTAATTTGACAAAGGCTGATTTAGAAGGTGCTAACTTGGAAGGTGCTAAATTAGAATGTTCTTACTTGAAAGGTGCTAACTTGAAAAATGTTAACTTAAAAGGTGCTAGATTAGAAGGTGCTGACTTGGAAGGTGCTGACTTGGAAGGTGCTAACTTGAAAAATGTTAACTTAAAAGGTGCTAGATTAGAAGGTGCTGAATTGGAAGGTGCTGACTTGGAAGGTGCTGACTTGGAAGGTGCTAAAAGGTATTGATAGCAAGCTATTATTTATTCTCTCTTCTCTTTACATCTTAAGAGAGGAGAGAGCCAGGAATAAAGGAGGGAGCCATGAAAAAAAGAATAGCCATAACCAAGCAATATATGCCGATTAAAGAAGAAAAGGTTGAACCGGTTGAGTTTATTAGAGAAAACATAATTACAGCTATAGAGAAAATAGATGCAAATTATAATGACCGCGAATCAGATCAGATACAAGTAAATGGAGCGGGTAGCGTTTCTGTCATTGAAGACGAGGGGGAGGTGCATAGCAACACAGGTTATAGTATTGATCTTCTTGATGATGTACAAACGCAAAAAGTAATAAAAGGTTTAAGTGTACCAGGCAATATTTTAGAATGTAACACATTTGCACAAACCTGTTTTATTAGGGCGTTACTAGACATGCCAAATAAGGATTTGATACTAACAAAGGCTATACTTGAGATGGACAAAGATTTTTTTTCATCTGAAATTATAGTGAGGCCGTTAACCGTTCAACCGCATGATGTACCTCAAGATCATCTTGTATTTGAAGATTTTTTTGAGCCTATTATTTTAGAAAGTAAATACAGCCCTTACACCTTAAATAAAATGGAAGGTGTCACGTTAGAAAAAGGGGATATTGTATATATTGAGAACTATGACATGTATCCAGAGGAAAATAACGGACCTTTTTCTGGTGAATATTGCATCGTTGTTAATAGTGATGATGTGGAAAACGTTTTATTTTTTGGTTTTGGTCTAGGGTATTCGTCATTTAAAGATATTAAAAAAGAACTAGACAAAGGTTTTAAATTGGAAATGAAAGAATGCAATAGAAAGATAACTAAAAAAATTGAGCGGCAACTGAAAAAAGATAAAATAGGTATTAGTGTTATTTTAAAACTTAAAGAAGAACTTTTTATATAGGAGTATGTTAAAATGTCAAATATAAGAGACACTAGATTTGAGATAATTAAGAAAAATAGAGGGTTTGTTATTATAGACCGTAAAAAATTGCCTTCTTGCATAACAAATAAAAGGTTAACAAATACTATTTTTGAAACTAAAGAACAAGCAGAGGGTTATATTTTCGGTATGAGGAGTTTAAAAAATGCAAGATAGTATATTAAAAGCACCTTCCCTTTTTGAGAAGGCCGAGAAGATAGTAAAAGATTGCCGACATAAGGACTACGGCTCACCTACTGCAATGTGTGAGCATATCGCGGCCATGTGGAATGCTTATTTAGGACTTAAAGACAAGATCAAAGCGGATCACGTACCTATGTTAATGATTATGCTTAAAATAGCAAGACAAGCACACAATTACAAAGAAGATAATTTAATCGATATAATGGGATACGCGGGGGTTGCCGAAATGGTAGAAAAAGGTGTTTAAAAACACTTGAAATATTAACGGGTTTCCGGTAATATAATTACATCTTAAGAGTGGAGAGATAAAATAAATATAGGAGAGATAAATGAATATAGGAAAAGTAAATATACCAATGCAAACAAGGGCAATTCTTGATAATATTAACAGGGCTAAATTAGACCGTGTTAATCACGAAATGAATGGACCAAAAAATGGTTATGTTGCAGATTTAAGGTATTGTAAAATACCTAATAAATTAGTAGATAAAGTTTTTGTTTCTGAAAACGTAATAATAAGAGATGCACGCATAGATGACATTTCAACACTACGCGAAAAAGTACAAGTTGTTGAGAATTGCGTTTTTACTCAAAAAATAACACCTTCTAATATAACTACAGGTATTACTTTTATCAATTGCGATTTGTCAGGCATTAAATTTAAAGATAGCTTTTTTTCATCTTGCATATTTGATCGTTGCAATTTAGAAGGTTCTAAGTTTTATGGAATGGGCTTTCTTAGTTGTAAAGCGATTGAAAGCGATTTAAGTAATACTCTTTTCAAATGTTTAGGTTTAGATATTAACTACGAAAACTGCAGAATTAAAAATATAACTGTAGATCAAAGCTTAATTAACTAATATACTTTGACCTTTATCGTCTTTTAAAATGATTTTAATGCAACAACGTCAAATAATATGCAGTGATTGCGGGTATACTGATGCCTATTTAAATGCGCTTTCTTTTATAGATTTAATAAGCTCAGCAAAAGAAAATGGTTGGAATTGTTACCGAAACCATGAA